TACAATAAACCTTTTGAGGGTAATGAAACTTCTTCTGTTGGAATTTTTAATTCTGCCATAAACGTATTTTATTTGTGTGTATATAAATATATGCAAAGGTTATTTTAGGTATATTCTTTTTAATATAATTCGCTTAATTTGTTCTTTAATCATGTCGTGACGTGATATACCTTTAACATCGTGTTTTGTTTTAAATTTCCAATAATTTACTGCTTTAGATAAGCTAATCTGAGTTTGTTCTGATAACTTTATTGCATTGTGTAAATTTCTATTAGATATATTTTTGTTTATAAACCATATATGTTCATTGTGTAGTAACACATCATATTGTTCTCCAAACAATATTTTCCATCTATTTAAAAATTCTTTATTATGGTATACTCTTTTATGCGTTTCTGTTTGTCCACTAAACTCTAACACTAATGGATAATCTTTTTGTCTTATAAAGTCATCTACTATTTTGAAAGAGGTTGAAGTAACTTTTAACCAATTCTTTATCGTTTTTTCATCCTCAGGTAAATTTATATCCCATAACCATGATATACTCCAATAGAAAGGTATTTTATACATATCTGTATCAAAAGGCACATCTGAAAAATTATATTCACGTTTAAAAGTAAAAGTAGCTAAATTTTCTACTTGATATTTAGTAGGATTAATTTGTTTAAAATCCAATGGAGTTTCAAATATTTCATTTATGAATTCTTGTTTATATTCTTGATATAAACGTTTTACTACTTCTTTATTATTTGGTTGTTTCATTTAGTAGCGTTTGTTTAACTTGTTTTATATTATTGTTTATATCGTTTTCCCAAAATCGTAACAATTTATAACCGTTATTTATAGCCCACTGTGTTTTAAACTTATCATTTTCTATATTTATTTCTTGAGTCTTACACTCAGGAATAATATGTGTTTCTGGGTTGCAGTGCCAGAAATCACCGTCTACTTCTATTAATATATTATATTCAGGTAAATAAAAGTCATATATTTTACCTATACTTTCTATATAATATGAATGAATATATTTTATTTCTAATGATTCTAATAGACCTTCAAATTTATACTCCAGGCCAGATCTTTTAACTTTACCTGTCTTCAATATACGTTGTATAGCAGATTTACTCATTTTATCTTTAGTTTTTTGGCTATGGATTCTACCAATACCAAATCCTTCTACTTTAGGGCGAGATACACCTTTTCCGCTTTTGCTAATTTTTTGCTTGGTTTTTTCAGATCTATTTTGAGATACTTTATTTAGTATATGATCATATTCACCAGAAGCAAACTTATCTTTACGTGTTTTAATAATAGCTTGTACACGCTTTTCAGCTTTAGGATCTCCAAAATGGCCAGAAATACGGGACTGGTGGCCACTTATCCATTTACAGTAATCTTTTAATTTAGCTTCATAACGTGTTTGTTGACCACAACCACACTGGCAAGTTGGATGTATACCGTTGTATTTATCTTGTATTATTTTATCTTTTTTGAGCATAGAGAAACCCTCTTGTACATGTATAAATATACGAGAGGGTTTAAAGACGCGATTTGGATCGCTATTTTCTTAATTAAGGATCAGAAATTGAGGACGCAGTAATCCATAGCAAGTGTCATAGTAATAGCAATTGCTTGTTCACCTTGGCTCCAATCATAATCACCAAACTTAGCAGTTTTAACAAAGGCACCTTTAATAATCCACTCACCTACTATATCACCTACAGGGCCTAAAATGTTTAATGTAATATCTTTCTTGTAGAAATCGGAATAACCATCACGGCCTGTTACTGATTCGTGTGCTAAACGAGCCCACTCCATTACTGCTTGAGCTCCAGAAGGAGTAATTGGATCATACAATTCTAAGTTCATATCTTGCCATCTAATTTTACCTTTTACTTTACGGTAAACGTTGATATGATCTAAAATGATTTCGTTGGTCTGAAATTCAGGAGTAGAAGCTTTCTTAATTAAATATGCAGGAATACCATCAATATACATGATAAAGCGATTGGCTACTTTGGGCTCAAACGCCGTGAACATGATTTCGTTAGGATTTAATACGGCCATTTTATGTTATATTTTGTTGCTGTTAATAAATATTAACGGGCTGAATCCCTTATGCAGGGAATTCAGCGCCAGTTGGAGTTAAGTTAAAGTTCAAGATGATAAATTCAGCTGTCTTAGTTGGTTGAATGTAAATCTGACCTACTAATTGGTTTCTATCGATTACTTCAGGTGTGTTATTTGAATCATCCATTACAACTTTATAAGCATATAAACCTTGACGTTGTACTACTGATTCAAGATAAGGATTAACTTGAGACAAGAAACGATTACGTGTTACAGCTGTATTTTGTTCGAATACTAATCCACGAGCAACAGTTCCAATAAAATCTTTCAATGCAATCAATAAACGACGAACGTTTACACGATCAAGAGCTGTTGGTTTACGTTGTAATGTTTTCTGACCCCAAACGCATACTCCTGTTCCAGGGAATGTAGCTAATGGGTTAACATTTCCAGTGTATAATGTATCGCGATCTGTTTGAGATAATCTGCGTTCAGCGCGTACTACTGATGGAACACCACCTCTGTTTAAACCGGCAGGAGCAAACCATTCAGCACCTACTTGGTCGTTGAATGCTAATACACCACCTATTACTGTTGAAGGAGGACACCATACAGTTCTACCTAAATTGTTGCTGAACAATTGAACCCAAGGCCAATATGTTGCTGCGTAGTTGCTAGATTGACCAGCTGCTGTTTGTGTAGCGGCTGTTACTGTTTGACCATATCTTGTAGCATCTGTAATAGCAATGGCATCACCTCTACCTTCACAAGTTGAAATCATATCGTCTGCTGCTGCTGAATCTAATGATACACCAGGAGCTAACAACATATTGAATCGATATTCGTCTTTATTTGATAATAATTGGAACGCTTCAACATAATCTGCAGGAGCAAATCCTTGAATGTTGGTTAAGCTGATGTTTTCGTTCATTAGTTTGGCTTGATTTGTATCAGCTACACCACCATCAAATGAACCACCATATGAACCACTACCTACTTGAGGTAATGTGTTACCATATACAGCTGTTTTAAAATTGCCGTTATTGTCTATTGAATCTACGTTTGGAGTAGTTACTGATGCTACACGAACATATAATGAAGCATTAGCATATGTTCCTTCAAAATCAACTTGGTTTGTTGTTTCGTTGTAATATGGTTTTAAATCACCAATAATACGAGATATGTAGTTTGGAAGTTGTGGATCTAAACTTACGTTAGCCCATGTTTCCAAAATGTTCTTTTGAGCATCGTTATCATCACCACGACGTACTACAATTGTAAATGTACCACTTCCTGTTTGAACATTAGTTACTTCCCAACGAACGTTTTGAGCAGATCCACTAGCTAAAGCACCACTTACTAAGGTGGAGGTATTATTCATTTGATCACCCCATGCTAATGTTTCGAGAGTAAATGAAGTTGAAGTAGTACCGTTACTTCCATTTCCAAACACACTTACTGCTCCTGATGGATCACCAGCGTATCGTATTGAGCTACTTACAAACCAACTATTGTTAGGAGATGTGTTTTGAGTAACAGGGGTAATAGCAGTAATTGTTAATGTATCAGTAGAAGCATTGTAGGATGCTGTAAATTTGTTATCGAAGAAGCTAGAGCTGGTGTTGATAGAGGCTGTAATATAATTGCCCCAATCATCTATAGAGGGGCTAGTACCCATACCTATGTAGAAGAAATCAAAGTTGCTATCTAAATATGTTTGTCCAGCACCAAGCCAATCTACTCTTTGTATAAAGTAATCGTTACCTCCTGGTATTCCTAATTGCATAAGTTTATAGCTTCCTGTATCAGCTGCTGTTACTGTGAATGAAGCAGAGGATTTAGTACCAGCTGTAGCACTAACAGACCCAGGAATATCGGAAGCAGCGTATGTTTCATAATTGCTTCCACTAATGATTCTAGTTACAAGTAATGATCTACCACCATTGTTAAAATATTCACGTGCCGTTTGTGAAGTGAGATATTCATGGTAGTAGCTACCACTTTTGAATATATCACCAAACAACGATAGATATTGATTATACGTTGTAACGTAGGTAGGTACCATTGGACGACCTTTTACTGTAGGACCTACTATAGCTGCACCTAGAGCTGGTGGGGCGGTTGTATATAAACTTTGATCAGATTCAATCTGAAATACACCAGGGGAAAGAATAATTTCACTCATTTTATGTGGTTATTTTAATTTATTTCATTAGGGGTTACCTAACGATAAATATTTACAAAACCATACAAAACGCAGAAACTATTACTATTAGGGTGCTGTTACTTCACCTGTTTCAATATCTATACTTCCGTTTCCGTATTTTTCTTGTAATGTAGTTACGAGTTCTTTTTCACGTTCTCCTAACTTCTTAATGTCGTTTAACACATTGTTTTTTTCAGTTTCAGCATTTGCTTTGGCTGAGAGGATGTTTTGGAGTTGTGCTTCGATGCTACCAAGATCAAATACAAATTTATTGTATTGAGACTGCATTTCTTTGATCTGTTGTAATTCTTCTGCTGTGAGTTTTTTAGTTTCTGACATAATCTATTTTTATTTTTATATTTCCCAATGTGAGCCGGGACACGCTTTTTTGCCTGGTTGGGGGCTGAATATTTTTTTCTGCAATGGACATCCACATAAACCACAAGTGTACATGTTGAGGTGTTTTGTGTATGTTTTATGTGGACATCTATCACATACTTTTATGCGATATTCTGCTACTGCTTTTTGTTCTGGTGTTGGATTAGCCGCAGCAATCCATGCTTTAGCTATCTCTACTATCTTAAGCATCTTTTTTCTTCTTAGGTGCTTTAGCTTTTGGTTTAGCAGACATTTTTTTCTTTGCCTTAGGTTCTTTATTAACCTCAACAGAAACAGATTCCGGTTTAGAGACAACAGGAATTAATTCAGGCTCATTTTCAGCTACTCCAGGATACAAACAAGCGGGTTGTTCTAATTCAGCAAGTGAACTTGTTTCATAACCCAATGGTTCTTCTTCAACAGTAGGAATAACTGGTTGTTCTGTTTTCTTTGTGTATTTGTTTACAACTGCGAAAATTATTGTAACCACAACAAAGCTAATTAAAACTGTAACTAACATAATTTTGGTTTTTGTTTTTATATATATAAATATATAAAAGAGATACTAATCAACCAAATCTGTTAAAAAGTTTTTATCAGTTAAATCTTCTAAATTTTTAGATGCTCTGATCTCAGCACGCTCAATTTCTTTTTCTGTAAATAATAAACAGCGTTCATTTTTACCATTAGCATCTTCTACCCATACAGAAACATATCCTTTGTTTTCATTTTTCTTTTTTAAGGTGTTCCATACTCTGATTAAGCGTCCAGCTTTAACTCTTACTTGATCAATTAAATTTGCCATATTGTTGTGTTTTAAATGATTTTATACCACCATAGCCATCCTAATAATCTTACAACATAATATCTCAGTTTGTTGTCAAACTTATTATTATTTATGATATTAGTCCAAAATAACATTTCATCATCACACTGTTTGCGTGTCATACCATGTGCTCTTTCCATATATAGAGCATCGTGTACTAGATATCCAAACAGTCCATCGTTTACTGGTCTTATAAATGACCATAACCATTTTGGTACTGTTGACATATCGTAAACGAAACCTTTAGATATGTTTACTACTTTTCTATTGCTAAGCATTATTGTAATAGGCTGCTGTATTTTCCAATACTTGCTGCTCTTATCTGAGTAGACATAGGATTGTACAATCAGCTCATCTGTCATTAGCTGTTCTACTACGTTATCCTTAGTAATATAGTTTGTTCTTGCCACCAGCAATAGCGTTTGTTACAATTTCTAAATTAGCTGTTCGTATAGCTGTTACTTGCTCTCCCAAGCTAATCCATTCGGGATCCTCGTTTGTTACACCAGCTTGTATTTGCAGTGTAAGTGAATCCATCATTTCGGTGTTTATGTTGTTGTAGCTACCTTCTGGTTTTTGTGCTAAGATATTGAATACATATATTACAGTAGGAATATCTATTTCAACGGTAGCAGTATCATCATCATTCAATCCTTGACAGGCTGTTTTAATTTTCTCTAGCGTTGGAAAGGAAACGTAAGCTGCAGTACCGAAGAGGATGTCTGCTATTAGAAAGTAATGCTTTGCTTTTAGTTCTAGTTGTATCATGTTTATGGTTTTGAATAGTAGTACAATATGTCCGCTACTATAAATATAAAAGGAATGATACTTCCTCCTATCACTGTCCATTTTAAATCTCTTTCATCAAACCGTGTTTTCTTAATGTTTTCATCATACCACTCTTTTCCTACACCTGCTGCTATTGTAAGTCCAAAAGCAAATAGTGCTGCTATCCATTGTGGGAATATAAACGTGAGAGGTAAAAATGTAAAGAAGCTAATTAACACTCCAGCCCAAAAATGCATTTCGTCGTCTAACTTTTTAAATATTTTCATATTAATATCCTACTAAATTTCTAATTATTAAACTGTCGTTTTGAATATTTGAGCATCCAAATGAATTAGGTCCAATCCACCAATATCCAGGTCTAGCATAGGAATTACCCATTATGGGCGCTCTACCTGTTGTAGAAGTTCCTGTTCCTGAATTGTATTCTTGAATGTATGCTCCTGTTGAAGAGCATAGTATCTGATGATATAACCCCATTGTATGTCCTGTTTCGTGTGATATACACTCTGCGATTCTCTTTTGGTTATAAGATAGCGCTTTACTAAATGCAAAACAAGCAACATCAAGTCCCCATTTTATAGATTCAATATAAGCAACTCCTCCAGCACTTCCATACCACTCATTATATTGTGTTATTATCACTCTCTGTCTGCGAACAATGGAGGCATTGTTGTAAATGTTAGAGTCTGTTGTAATGTTAATATTCTTAAACGAAGCAAAGTCCACTTTAACGCTGTCTACAATATTTTTTATTTCTGTAGAAGAGAATCCTGATGGTGTAGCGTAGAATGGTAATCCTCCATTTTGAGATGTCCAATAAGTGCTGTTTACCTGTTGTCCATCAAAATCTAAAAATACCACCCACTGTCCTGTTCCTACAATAGGAGGAAACGGTGTAGCATCACAAGCATCTCCTATACCGTCTTTATCGCTGTCTAACTGATCTGGGTTGAATGTAACAGGACAGTTATCCTGTGTATCTAATATGCCGTCTCTGTCTGTATCTCTTGTATTTGCTCCTCCTTTTCGTAAAGCTATTGCTTGCTCTTTAGGAGACATTCTAGCTACGGTATTGTAGTTACCGTTTAGAAAGTCACACGATTCTGGTTGCTTGGTTGTAAGATTTGGTTCATCTACTTTAATACAAGATGCAAACAGTAGACATAATAATAGGGTACGGATGGTTCTCATATGCTAATATTTTTACCATAACCGTTAATAAATATCGTTACTATTTCTTAAACGCAGTAAGCAGATTTCCTATTATATCCACTGTTGGTATATCGCGTAATCTTTGTGCAAACGGATCACTGCTTGTCTGTACTTCATTCGATAGTGATTCTATGCTTAGTATTGCAGATCCTGTTGTATTGTCTGTTAATACACCGCTTCTAACATCTTGCGGTGAAGCCATTCTCAGTGTTCCTGTATTGCCGGAACCAGGACCGTATGTTGTTCCAAATCTAACGTTTGATGTAGATGGTAGATTGGGGAATGTATCGGATGAATACAGTGTTCTGTCTTGGCTACCTACTGTAAAGAATTGTGCTTGTGTTGTTGCTGTATTGCTTAGGAATAGGTTTTGGCAGTAGATAGCTGTTTTACCGGATGTGTTTACCATGTTGCCTGCTAGGTTTACTACTGCTGA